GGGATTGTTTAGAGGTAATGAGGGCATTACCTTCGGACAGTATTGATTCTATTGTTACTGATCCTCCGTATGGGATTAGTTTCATGGCGAAGCGTTGGGATTACGACGTTCCGGGTGTAGATGTTTGGGGTGAGGTTTTGCGGGTATTGAAGCCTGGTGGTCATGCTTTGGTTGCTTGTGGGACTAGGACTCAGCATAGGATGGTGGTGAACATTGAGGATGCTGGGTTTGAGATTCGGGATGTGGTTAGTTGGATTTACGGAAGTGGGTTTCCTAAATCGTTGAATATCGGCAAGAAAGACGGAAGATGTCCTGATGGTTGGGGTACAGCTTTAAAGCCTTCCTGCGAGTTCTTCACCCTTGCCCGCAAGCCATTAAGTGAGAAGACGGTAGCTAAGAACGTGCTGAAGTGGGGAACTGGTGGGATCAATGTGGATGGTTGTCGGGTAGGGACGACCCGCGAAGTCCCGTACAGTCTTTCAAAATGCAAAGACCCGAATGGGTTTGGACCCGCGACCGGCGTTGGGGGGCATCCGGGCGAGTTGAACCCGAACATTGGCCGCTTCCCCGCCAACCTGATCCACGACGGTTCGCAGCAGGTGTTGGATTTGTTCCCGGATCGAAAAGGTGCTGTCAGTAATGGCAGAAAGGGCGTTGATGGTGCTTGTTTTGGGCATTATGGGGCAACGGAACAAAAAGAGGGTTATAACGACAAAGGCTCAGCCGCCCGCTTCTTCTACTGCGCTAAGGCAAGCAAGAAGGATCGGGATGAGAACAATCACCATCCAACGGTCAAACCTACTGCTCTGATGCGCTACCTATGCAAGCTCATTACGCCTCCAGATGGAACAGTTTTAGACCCCTACATGGGTAGTGGAAGCACTGGTAAGGCTGCAATATTGGAAGGGTTCAGTTTCGTTGGGTGCGAGCTAGATGAGGATTATTTCAAGATCGCACAAAGCAGGATTGAAGGGGTTGCCTCTGAAACGGCGCTAAATGGGCTTAGACCAAAGGTATTAGCTATTTAGATGGATAAGTTAGACCGAATCATTGATGAATATGAGCGGGCTGGGCCTCGTTGGGAAAAAGACACGTTGTTGGGTCGTTTACAGAGTGCCAGGAACGACCCTAAAGCTGTTAAGAAGTGGGGTAAGCAGTCGTTGGGTGAAGCTGAACACATGGCTTATTCAATGCAACAGGTTAGGGCTAACCCTTTATGGTCAGTAGGTTTATTGGGGATGGTCCCTGGATGGGATGCTTACAAAGCGTTAGGGTTTGGTGAGAGGGATGATACGACTATAGAACCTGGATTGGGCAGTATGGGTGCTGGTTATCGGGGGATATGGAAAGGGTTGTTTTCTGAATGAAAAACATTCCAGGAATGAGAAAGGATCTCGCCACATTATTGGCATGGAAGGCTGATCCGGTCATCTTCATTGAGCAGGTATGGGGTAGGTATAAGCGTGAGGGTGATCTTACGTTGATGGATGATTGGCAGGTTGATGCTTCCAGGGCGGTAGTGACTGAATCCAACATATCTATTCGTAGTGGACATGGGGTGGGTAAGACCTCGTGGTTAAGTTGGATGATCATTTGGTGGATGTTGTTTAAGGAAGAACCGAGGATACCTTGTACGGCGCCCACGGCACATCAGTTAAATGATGCGTTATGGGGTGAGATAGCTAAGTGGTACAAGCGTTTACCGCCTGAACTTAGGAAAGAGCTAGAGGTTAAGGCTGAGCGGTTAGAGGCTGTTAGGAATCCTAAAGAGTATTACAGCACTGCGAGGACGGCGAGGAAGGAGCAACCAGAGGCGTTTCAGGGCTACCATGCTGGTGATTTGTTGTTCATAGCTGATGAAGCATCGGGTATTGACGACATTATCTTTCAGGTGGGTGAGGGTTCTATGTCGACGCATGGGGCTAAGACCATCTTAACGGGGAATCCTACTAGGACCAGTGGATATTTCTTTGATTCACATAACCGGATGCGTGGGAATTGGTGGACCAGGAAGGTGTCATGTGAAGACGCCAAGATGGTGGATAAAGCCTACATTGATAGGATGGCGAAGCGGTACGGAAGGGATTCTAACGTCTTTAAGGTTCGGGTATTAGGGGATTTCCCTGATAGTCAGGATGACGCGGTCATACCGTTACAGTTGTTAGAGAGTGCGGTAGCGAGGGACGTTGAGCAGGTTGACGGTAAGGTGATATGGGGTGTCGACGTCGCTCGTTTTGGTGATGATGAATCTGCGTTGGCGAAGAGAAGGAAGAACACATGTTTAGGTGTTACATCCTGGAAGGGTAAGGACATCATGCAGACTACAGGGATCGTGGTTAACGAGTTTAACGAAACACCACCTGAAGACCGCCCGGATATGATTTGTGTTGATGTCATTGGGGTAGGGGCTGGTGTTTGTGATCGATTGGCAGAGCAGGGTTTACCTGTTAAGGGTGTGAACGTAGCTGAAACGGCATCCGTGAGTGATTTGTACAATCGATTACGGGATGAGTTGTGGTGGTTGTCTCGGGAATGGTTGGAAAAGCGGGATTGCAAGTTACCGGACGATGCGGATTTGATTGGTGAATTGTCGGGCCCGAGGTACACGTTTACGTCTGCCGGGAAGAAGATGGTTGAAAGTAAGTATGAGATGAAGAAGCGGGGTATACCCAGCCCTAACAGGGCGGATGCCTGGAATCTCACTTTCGCGGAAAATGACGAAGTTTATGCTATGGCATACGATGATTACACTGAATTTTCAGGGGTGTCTGGATGGATGATGTAGCCGTTAATGGACGAGAAGACCTTCTATCTGAAGCGCGTAAGCGATATGGGCTTTGTACTGACTATTATTCTGAAGAACGTAATACGGCGGTTGATGATCTTCACTTCAGAAAGGGCAGACAGTGGCCGGAAGACATAAAGGCTGAGCGTGAGGGAGAGGGTCGGCCTTGTTTGGTTATCAATCGAATTCCTGCTTTTATCCGACAGATCGAGAATGACATTCGGCAGATATCGCCTTCCATTAAGGTAAGAGGGGTAGATTCTCAATCCGATCCTAAGACCGCTGAAGTGATCAACGGCATGATTCGGGCGATAGAAGGTACTTCTCAAGCTGAATCCGCTTACGATTGGGCGGGAATGTACGCGATTAACTGCGGGTTTGGATACTGGAAGATCACGACCGATTATTGTGACCCTCTATCGTTTGATCAGGATATTCTAATAAAGCGAATCAAAAATCCGTTTACCGTCTATTTAGACCCTTTACGACAAGAACAGGATGGTTCTGACGCCAGGTACGGATTTATTGTCGATCAGGTTCCTAAAGAGGAATTTGAAGCTAAATACCCGGATGTCACATCTGAATGGTCCGGTGATGGAAGGGATGACTATCACGACCCTTGGTTTTCCGAAGAGACGGTCAGAGTGGCTGAATATTGGCGCGTTGAAACTACAAGCCGCACGATTAGCCAGACCCCGATGGGTATTGTGGAAGGTAAGGTAGAGGGTTTTCCCTCTCGAGAGACAGAAGAGAAGAAGGTCGTTCAATACCTGATTACCGGTCAGGACATCCTTGAGACTCATGAATGGGCGGGTAAACACATCCCTATCATTGAGGTTAAGGGTGAGGAGATGGATATCGAGGGGAAGACCTATCTTAACGGTGCGGTAAGGGATCTGAAAGACCCCATGCGGCAGTACAACTACATGAAATCTGCTTCTGTAGAGAGGGTAGCCCTTGCACCCAAAGCGCCCTTTATCGGTGCTAAGGGCCAGTTTAAGAACCCCAAGTGGAACAACGCAAACAAAAAGAACTACGCCTATTTAGAGTATGACGTTGTACCCGGTGCGAGTCCTCCAGCAAGACAGCCGCCCCCTGACGTATCCCCTGGTATAGCGGCAGAGATGGTCACTGCTGCTGAAGAGTTACAGGCCATTTCCGGCATTACCCGTCAACGTAGTGGGGATGGGTTCGCATCGTCTTCTGGTAGAGCGGTTAATGCGTGGAAGGTTCAGTCAGAGATAGGAACCTTTCATTACGTGGATAACCTCGCGAAAGCGATGAGGTATTCCGGTCGGATATTGTTAGATCTTATTCCAAAGATCTATACCGGACAGAGGATGGTTAACATCCTCAAGCCTGATGGTGCTCAGGAAAGGGTAACGGTCAACACGCCGATGATTGATGGTGGAAAGGCCATTAACTACGACCTTACGTTAGGTAAGTATGATGCCGTGGTGGATGTAGGTCCGAGTTACACCACACAGCGTCAGGAAGCGTCTGAAACGATGCTGGAGATGGTAAGAGCGTTTCCGCAAGCGGCACCTATCGTTGGGGATCTATTGGCCCAGAACATGGATTGGCCAGGGGCTGATGAGATAGCGAAACGACTAAAGTTGATGTTACCGCCAGAGATCCTGAAGGATGAAATGCCTGCAATGCGTCAGGTTCTTCAGAAAGCTGAAGCTGAGAAACAACAAGCCGGTCAGATGATCCAGATGTTACAGACTCAACTGGAACAGGCTCAGATGTTGTTGATGAACAAAGAGAAGGAAATCGAAGTTAAGGATGCTGAAGTCCAACGCAAGATCGCCAAAGATCAGATGGATACTGCAACGAACCTGACAGAACTGGAGTTGGAATATCAGCGGAACGTACCGGGGGCGGTGATATGAACAGATGGACACAACCGATTCAATGGATGCAGGTAAAGATTGATGAGCTAGAAGCTAGGATTCAATCTTTGGAAAACAGAACAGATGAAAAAGCCCCTCATCAGGGCAATGAGTACATTGAGTTGTTAGATAAGATCTCTGACCTTGAGGCTAGAAAAGCTGATCGCAGAGGAAGAAAACCTACCGTTAGGTCGATAGCGGGATAAAATACTTGGGGTTAATCCATGACTGAAATACTTGAAGAAGTTGTAGAGACTGAAGAATCTCTCCCGGTTGAATCTTCAACTGAAACCACAGATGAATCGTCCACAGACGAGATAGCCGTTAGCTCGGAGGAATCCGAGATTGAGTCAGAAGAGTCGGCACCTTCCGAAGATCATCCAAAGAAAAAGGGTGGTGTTCAAAAGAGGATTGATGAACTAACGAGACAGCGTTACGAAGCAGAACAGCGGGCTACACTTGCGGAACAACGTGAACAGCAGTTGCGGCAGATGTCGTTCCAGCAGTCCTATGAATCCACTAAACCCACATTGGAGCAATACAACTTCGACCAGGAAGCCTGGGCGGGTGCGTATGAACAATGGGTTCAGGTAGGACAGCAGAGAGCACAGCAGCAGCAACAGCAAGCGCAACAGCAAGCGTATCAACAGCAGGCAGAGGTTAGTAAGCAACAGAAGATTACGGAAAAGGCTTATGCGGCACAGGTGAAATACCCTGACTTCTTTGCCAAGATCCAAGATCCTAACCTGCCTTCATTGCAGAAGATTTCCCCCGCTGCTTACGATGCCGTGGTCGATTCAGATAACATGGGTGATTTGGCTTATTATATGGCTGATAATCCACAGGAAGTCTATCGATTAGGTCAGTTGTCTCCAATTCAGGCAATCAAAGCCGTGGCGAGGATGGAGGCGAAGTTAGCCACATCCAAGGCCGCTATTAAGCCACCTCCACCACCACCTGCTGCTGTATCGAGTAGGGGGGATGCAACAGTTGATCAAAACAAAATGACAACTGAAGAGTGGATGAAGTGGCGTAACTCTCAAGAGGCAAGATGACTTAAATGGCTAAAACTAATGTAAATCTAAACATTGACATGATCACCCGAGAAAATCTCCGGGTGCTTCATCAGAAAATGAATTTCATCTCTAACGTAACTAAGGGTTATGATGACTCTTATGCGAAAGAAGGTGCAAAGATCGGTAATACCTTGCGTATTCGACTGCCGATTCAGTACACGACCGGAACCGGCGCTACTATTGCGACCACGACCGCAGCCGATACGGTTCAGACCAGTACCACCCTTCCTGTTACTTCCCGGCGTAATATCCCAATGCGGTTTACGACTGAGGAAATGACGCTGGATATCGAGGAGTTCAAGTCTCGGCATGTTGAACCTGCCATGACTAAGCTCGCTGCTATGGTTGAGAACGACTGTATCGCTACTGCTTTGACTGGTACGGCGAATCTCCATCAGGCCGCTACACTGGCGACGCCTGTCTACAAAGACATCATGGAGATGCGGAAGATCCTGCAGGAGTCTCTGACCCCGCACGATGCCAGGACTATACTGCTCGATCCTCAGTTGTGTGTAGACCTGAACGATGCTTTGAAAGGTCTGTATAATGACTCTAAGAGCATTAGCAAGATGTTCGTGGAAGGCATGATCACCAGAGCACAGGGTTTTGACTTTTACGAAAACAGCCTGTTGCCTGATTATACGGCTGGTGCGGAAGACGCCGGGGATGCTGCCTATGATGTGGCTGCTGGCAGTACGATGTCAAAGACGCTCACAGCGTCTGATAACGACCCCAACACCATGACGCTGACGGTAGATGTCGGAACCAAGACCATTACTAACGGTCAGGTGTTTACGATTGCTACGGTCTACGATGTGCATCCAGAGACTAAGGCTACCAGGGGTGCTCTCAAGAAGTTCACTGTTGTATCAGGTGGACAGGCGACCGCAACATCTCTTGTGATCACTCCGGCGATTATCGCTTCAGGACCGCATCAGAACTGTTCTGCTGCTGCTGCTGAAAACGATGCGCTTACTTTCTTGAATGCCGATACGTTGACCACGTTTCATCAGAGTTTGGCCTTTCAGAAAGGCGCGTTTGCTTTTGCAACGGCTGATCTTATCTTGCCTCCGGGGGAGAAAGCCTCTCGACAGGTATACGATGGCATCTCAATGCGAATGGTTCAGGACGCCTATGATGTCAAGACGGATGAACTATTCACCCGACTCGATATACTCTATGGGTTCAAGGTGATTCGACCTGACTTGGCCGTCAAACTGTGGCATACCTAAGATAGGAGTTGGGGCGGGAAACCGCCCCTTGAAAATATTGGGTTCAATAGTTCCTATGGACTACAAGCAAATAGTCTGGATTGCATCCTGGCCCAAGTCCGGTTCAACCTGGGTCAGGTGCTTTCTAGACGCCTATTTCATGGGCGAAGTGGACATTAACGAGTTGTTGTCAACAGTGTCCGATAATAAGGATGACTGGCACCAACTAGGGGATGGAACTGACGTTAAGGATCTTCCTTTAGAGATCCAGACCTTCACAAGAGGAATGGCGCTTTTAAGGATGGTCACCAATTACAATCGGGGCAATAGTCCTATTCCGTTCTTCGTCAAGTCTCACACTGCGTGTATGCAGATTAACGGGATTGAATTATTCCCTGATCTGCTAACTAAAGCGACGATATTTATCGTTAGAGATCCGAGAGACGTACTTCCCAGTTTTGCCAATCATATGGGAGTTGATCTGGATCAAGCCTTGGAATGGATGTCAGAGAGATACCGTATTCTAAACTCTCCTGATGGGGTCACGGTAAAAGACTTCATTAGTTCGTGGGGAGATCATGCCAGTTCCTTCCTGGAAACCAAAAGTCACAATGTCCGGGTGTTTAGGTTTGAAGATCTCAAGGCCAACCCAGTAGAGACGTTTGAAGGCATTTTACGTCATGCGGGAATTACGCCGGAAAGGAAGAAGGTGGAAAGGGCGTTAGAGGTTGTGGCATTGGACAAGCTGAAAGAACAGGAATCAGAGAAAGGATTCAGCGAAGCGAGTAAGAAGGCAAAAAACCCCTTCTTCCATAAAGGTTCTGTTGGTGGTTGGAAGGATAAACTAACTGCAAAACACATCTATACTATAGAAAAGCGTTTCGGGTCAGTGATGAAGCGTTTAGGTTATATCAAGAAAAGGCGGGCAGCATGAGTCTGGACACCTACGCAAATCTACAGTTGGAAATTGCCGACTATCTTAATCGGTCTGACCTGACAACCAATATCCCTACGTTTATCAAACTAGCAGAATCAAAGATAAACCGGGATTTACGGTTGAGAGAGCAAGAACAGCTTTCTTACACTGAAATAACATCTGCTGCTACTAGCCGGTTCGTTGAGATGCCGTCTAAATACGTTGAAATACTCACGTTAAAGATCAAACCGACATCGTCCGGTAACGAAGCATACACCCCTTTGCAATATCTTCCTCCCGGTAGAATACATGAAGAGTATGTAGCATCGGGAAGACCAACCCATTACACGCTTAGAGATCAACTAGAGTTGAACTGTATCCCTGCCAATCCTTACACGCTTAGAATGCACTATATCAAAGCATGGGATTTGGCAACTGATCTTACTAATTGGCTCTTAACGAACCATCCTGATGTTTATCTGTTCGGTTCCTTGGCTAATGCAATGCCTTTTATGAAAAACGACAAACGTATATCGGTATGGGCCGGGGCATTTCAAGAGGCTATGGATTCATTAAATGAGGTAGCTGAGCGAGGCCGTGATATGGGGGAACTTGATGTCTCCGATGTAGTCGTTGGCCGGTCCGGGTACAACGTCATAACCAACAGTTACCGATAAACATCAAACCCATTAATCGGCCTAAACCCCGCTGATACATGAAGTAAATCTATAAGGCGGGAAATATATGGATGAACAGGATAAGGCAATGGAAACAGATCTCAAGTATATCAGGCGGGATCTGGATAGGATCATGAAACTCATGGAAACCTATACGCTGAAGGTGGAGTTCGTTCCCGTGCGAATGATCGCATATGGGTTGGTCACGGCAG